TTGCTATCTTTTATGAAAAAATTTTTCCTAAACTTTAGAAAAGTTTTTGATTTTATTTACTTTAATTTATTAACAATATTTTGGTTCAATAATATTTTTACTTTAATTTATTAACAATATTTTGGTTCAATAATATTTTTACTTTAATTTATTAACAATATTTTGGATCAATAATATTTTTACTTTAATTTATTAACAATATGTTGGTTCAATAATATTTTTTGAAACAAATTAAAATTGAAAAATATATTAGTAATGTTAAATTATTATACTTAAATGGAAAGCATTATTTTAAAAAAACTAAAAACTACTAATCCTGATAAAGAGTATCCTTCAAATATAGGACAAAGATGGACAGATGAGGAAGAAATAACTTTATTAGATGAATTAAATAAAAATATAGATATTGAAATAATAGCACAAAATCATAATAGAACAATTGGAGGTATTAATTCAAGATGCAGAGAAATTGCTTACAAAATGTATCTAAAAAATATTTCTATGGAAGAAATAATAGAAAAAACAAAATTAGATGAAACAAATATTTTGTTAACTATAGATAAAAAGAAAAATTATGAGATAAAAATAAAAGATAAACTAAAAGAAACTAAAAAAGTTATTTCAATTGAAAATGAAATATTTGAAATGAAAAATGAAATTAAAGAATTAAAAAGTACAATAAAAGAACTAATTGAAATGATAAAAACAATATATGAATTTGTAGAAGAATAAATAATTATTTAACTTTCAACTTTAATAATTTATATATATATTTCATTTTTTCTTCGTATATTTGTTGATATATTATTATTCTTTTATCATATTCTTCTTCTGTTATTTCATTTTGATTCAATTGCCTAGTCAAAGCTTGTTTTATTCTTGTAAATCCTAATTTTCTTTCAATATCGGTAACTATATGATGACAACGCAAACATAAAATTTGGCATTTATCTATTTCTTTATAAATCTCTTCAATATCTATACCTTCGTTTATCATACTACATATACTATTGTCTTTATCAAACATATTTATGTGGTCATAGTGGTATCTTTCACCTTGATTTAATTTAATACTGCTACATATTTTACATTGTATAGGTTTATATTTACCAACTTCTTCCCACATTTTATTTCTTTCATCATCATATTTACACCAACAAGTATCACAAATTTTATTTTCTTTCCAAATACGATTTGTGTTTATTTGTAAACAACCTAATTTTTTATTACATTCATAACATTTTATTGATTTTTCTTTCATATTTTCCAAAAATAAATCTATATCTACTGTTCTATTTAATAATTCATCACTTGGAATTTCATAATATAATTTCTGACATAAATGAAAACTAATATTTAATTTTTTACTTAGTTCTTGTAATTCTTCGTAATTATTTTCTGTTAATAAATCTTGTGATAAAATATGTTCTTTTATTTTATTTTTTAGTTTGTTATTTTTATCTATATTTATTTTACACAACATACTTACAATACTGTGGCCTAGTTCATGACATTGATTACAAACTTTACGTTTTTTATTCTTTGGTGTTTTTTCTAATAATTCAACCAATACATTTTTAGTAAATAATAACTTGAATACCAAACGAATAAATTGTTTATTTTTGACTTTAATTGTTTCCATTGCGTTTTATAATTATAATTAAAATAAAATAATTCAATTTTTATAAACTACCCCAAAATTTTCCATTCTACTTTTTCAAATATTACTTTCGCAATATTTGAACCAAAAAATTATTTTTCGAACTTTTTATTTTAATTTTTATTCATCATTTTTTTCAATATATTCTGGTGATTTATTAATAAAATAATATTCTAGTGATTTATTAATAAAATAATTTATAGGCATATTTCCTTCCAATATTTCTGTTTCTGTTTTATTTTCAAGTTGGTTATAAACACTATTTACTAATACTATCAATGGTTGATAATCACGAATAATTTGTTTATAATTTTCATAAGGGCTATTAATATAATTATTTACACAATGATTCCAATTTACTGGGTATAAATTATCAAGTCCATTAAATATTTTATAATCATTGTATAAATGTCTATTTTTTTTATATATATTAGTAAGCATAGCACAACCTATATCATTCCAATTTATCTTACCTTTTTTATTTTTTAATAAATCCATCATTTTTGTTTTCCATTCTATCATTAATGGAGTATTAGGTTTACTACCAAAAATTCCATTCCACAAATGACTATTATTTTCTTTTATAAAAAAACCATTTGTTTCAATTAAATCAAATAAAGTATCTAATGTGTCTAATACAAGTGTATCACTATCTAGCCAAATGCCACCATAATCACATATAACATTAACTCTTACAAAATCTGCTTGATGTGCTGGTATCATATTATCAAAATAACTTGGAATATTTGTTATATACTCTTGTATATTTTCTCTGTTTATTAAAATTACTTTGTATCCTTTACCATTTGTTGAGTGTAAATATATTAATCTTCTCAAGATAGAAATTAAAGAATATTCTTTACCAACCCAATACAAATAAACGCATCTGTATTCAACATTCATATAATATATAAACATTTAATACTAAACTTTAACTGTAATTGTCTAGATAGCTGTTATAATTCGTCCAGATACACAATTTTATAACAAAATAGATATAAATTATTTTAACGAATTAAATAAAACTAATATTATTATTCCTGAAAAAGATTGGTATAGTGGTTGTAATGATCGATTTTGCATAGGAACACCAAATGTTATATCTTATTATGGTAAATTATTTGACAACTTAAAAAAATATAGTGAAGAAAAAAGTATAATTTCTGAATTGTATTTGTTGGATAAATTAAATGAAAACTCTATAACTATTATAAAAAAAATATAGATTATTCTAACTTACGAATATAAATTTATTTTACAATAATTTAAATCAAAAAACTATTAATATTTTGATTTAAAACTTAATCATATATTAATACAATGCAAGACTATTCTATCACTTGTGAAAATAAAAAAGTATGGGAATTTTATGAACAACACCAAAATTTAGATTTTGAAACTATGAATTTATTATTTGTCGATATTTTGGAAGAATTAAATAAAGATATCACTTCTTCGTTAAGTAATAATATAGCTTCTCAACTGTTAACCAATATTAAAAATCTACAAGGACAAGTAGAAAAATTAAATACAGATACTCAAACAAATTTTAAAAATAAATTTACAGAATTCAAGAAAGAATATATGGAAGATATGAAAATGATTTTATCCAATAATAATTCAGAAAAAATAGCTCCTTTGATAAAAGAGTATAATGGAACTTTGCTGGATAAAACACAATTGTTGTTGAATGAAGTTGTACCAAAAAATAATGAATTATTATTATCTCAAGTAAAAGAAAATATTAAGTCTTTTCATTCCTCTATTCAAGAAGATACAAATAAATTATTAACTTCTACTTTAAATCAACAATCACTTGAGGGATTTATTCAAATGATGGAAAATAAATTGTCCAATAATCAACAAATGATACAATCTATTATTCAATCTTCAGAACAACGACTAGATAGCAAAATTACAACCAATCAACATATTCAAACTACTTTACAAACAAATGTTTCTGACTTGTTGAAAAAGATGGAGAATTCTAGTATGAAAGGTAAATACTCAGAAAACATTTTATTTAGTATTTTACAATCTTTATATAGTACTGCTGAAATTGATGTTGTGGGAGAACAAAAAGAAACTGGAGATATTATGTTGAAGAGAAAAAACAAGCCCACTATTTTGATTGAAAATAAAAACTGGAATAAGAATGTTGTTCAAGAAGAAGTTAAAAAATTTATTCGTGATGTAGAAACTCAAAATTGTTGTGGATTGTTTTTATCTCAAAATTTCGGTATAGCCAACAAAGACAATTTTGAAATCAATGTTCATAATGGTAATATTTTATTATATGTACACGAAGTCAATAATGACGCTGAAAAAATAAAAATAGCTATTGATATTATTGATAATTTTAAATTGAAATTAGATGAATGTTCTTCAAGTATTGATGGATATACTATTGATAAAGAAATATTAGATGAAATTAATAAAGAATATCAATTGTTTGCCACACAAAAAATGCTTCAAATTAAAACTGTGAAAGATTTTTCTACAAAAATGGTAAAACAACTTGAAGATATGCAACTTCCTTCTTTGGAACATTTCCTTTCTACTAAATATGCTTTCTCTTGTAGTAAGTTTGTTTGTGAATTTTGTGATTATGTTGGAAAAAATCAATCAGCTATGTCAGCACATAAAAGAGGATGTAAAGGAAAAAAGAATGATTCTGATAATGAAACAGAGCCTATTAAAACTGTTGTAAAAAAAACAAAAAAGTAAATATTGATTTTTGTAATTTATGATAATTCATTGGTAAATAAAATAAATTACTTAACTTGTTATTATACCTATTTTATTTTAATAATTAGTAGTTTAAAAAATTTTAATGTTATATCTATTATTATTAATATAGTTATTATTGCTGTATGGTCATTGGTTTTAAATTTTTTATGTAGTATAGGATATAGTACTATTGCTTGATTCATACTTATATTACCTTTTTGTTTTTTATTTTGTCATTATGTAGGTAATAAAAATATACAACAAATAAATATAAATGACAATACTTATTTACCACCTGAATATAATTCATACTTAAAAAAATATTTTAATTAATTTCATTTTTATTATTTAAATATTTATTATAATTATAATTATGAATTATACCGCTATTATTATTGAACCAAGAAAACACACCGCTTTAAATTTCGTATTAAATAATATATGTGACTGCTTATCTGATAATTGGAATATAGTATTATTTCACGGTGATGATAATATAGAATATTGTAATAACATTGTTGAAAATTTAAATTTAATATATAATAACAGAATTCAAATGGTAAATTTACATATTCAAAATTTATCTTTGACTGAATATAGTAAATTATTATCAACAAAAAGTAATATTTATGATTTTATTGAAGAATTATTTTTAGTTTTTCAATGCGATTCAATGATATTCAAAAAAAATGCTGATTTTATTAATAAATTTTTAGAATATGATTATATTGGTAGTCCTTGGTTAAACACCAGTTATATACCCACAAAAAATTGTAATTTTATTGGTAATGGCGGATTTAGTTTGAGAAAAAAAAGTAAAATGTTTGAAATTATGGACAAAATATCATATAATAATATTTACGAAGATTTGTATTTTTCAACTAATTACGAAAATATCATTGTGAACAAACCTGAATACGAGTTAGCTACCACATTTAGTGTTGATGAAGTTTATAATCATAATACTTTTGCGTGTCATAAACCGTGGACACATAATCACTATGAATTATTTAAACAATATTATCCTGAAGTAGAAGAGTTACGTTTATTACAAAATGTAGAAATTTAATATAATAATATATATATGAGAAATAAAACGGTTAAACAAAAAGGTGGTAATTATACAGAATTAAATGAAGATATGAACAGTATAATACAGTGGTGGGACAGTGTTGAGTATCAGTATGAGTTTGACGATAATGATGACAATAAAGTTTGTAACGCAATAGAAGTAAACAAATTTATTGAAAAATTAAAGCAAAAATTAAAGCAAAAATTATCTAAACAAGGATTTTTTCATAAACAATTTGGTTATAGTTTTAGAAGTATGTATGATACAAATTCTAGTAAACAATTAAGAAATTTAATTGTTGATGTTATTAATGATGTTATATATTGTTTAAGATTAACAAATAATAGCTTATTAAATGATTTAATTAATATAATTGTTAACTTTAAAGATGAAAAGTTACGTAATCAACTAAATAATTATCATAATCTTTTTAAAAATGATGGCAAATACAACTACACACAACTTGAATATGACTGGGGAATTGGTCCAGGTGATGTTGTCACAGATAACAACGAACAGGAAGGTGGAATAAGAAAATCAAGAAAATCAAGAAAATCAAGAAAATCAAGAAAATCAAGAAAATCAAGAAAATCAAGAAAATAATTATAATAATATTCGTTGAAACATAAACCAATTATCATATACTTGTGTATTTTCTATACATAACTCAAATTCATTTGGATTTGAAAATATTATATCAGCAATTACTATTTGATCATCTTTTATTAAATAATCGTAAGTAAAATATAATAATAAAGTATCATAAAACATATTTTTTAATTTGGTAATTTTTTTTTTATGACATATAAAAAAATTACCAGCAATAGATACTTGATTTTCTGGAATAGGTTGGACAGGCAACTTATTTATATTTTTATTTTGAATAATACGTTGTAAATATTGTATGAATTCTGTATTTGGATTTACACACCCATAATATATTTTATCCTTTTTTAATTCTTCTATTTTATTTTTATTTGGCCAAGATAATATAAAATTTGTATGAATATCATTTGGTCTATTCCTGAAATATCCAATATCACACCAACCATAATATTTTGTATCAAAATATTTTTTTTCTATTGTTTCATTTACAAACATTATCTTTTCACACCATAACATATTTACTTTCCATTCTACTTTATCTTTTAATAAATGATTTTTATTATGATTTGATATCCATTTTTCTTTATAATGATAAGTAGAAAATTGTGTAATATCCTTGAGAATTATTTTAATATTTTCTTTTTCTATTACTGGTATATATTTCATACTTTTTTTATCTGTATATAATACTATATTACAATCTGTTAACATATTAAAAAAATTTGTTATCCATTCTTTATAATTATCTAACGAATGTTTTGTATTCAATACATAAAAACAGGTAGATAATGTTAGATTCATAATATATAATTTAAATTATATTTATATATATTATGTCAAAACGTTGTTTTTCTGTTTGTAGAAAAAAAGTAAAAAAAGATTGTAAAACACGATTTTGTAATTATATATCTGGCCCTGAACGAGAATTTTGTCGTTTAACTCCACAATATCAAATGGACCCTCTACAAAATTGTGCTATTAAAAAAAAATATACCAAAAAAAATTCTGCGTTATTTATTAATAAATTTGTTAATGCGAACTTAAAAAGAAAAAAAACAAATAAATTACGTCAAAATTCTACAAAAAAAATTATTAAATTTTTAGATTATAATATAAAACGAAAACGTACTAATAAAACAAGCTCTAAAAAAAAATTGAAATCAAATTCTCCAGTAATTAAAAAACATAATAAAGTGAAGATGATTTCTGCTGAACAAGTTTCTGAATTAGTTAAAAGAGAACAAATGTATAATCCTGCGATACAATTATATTTCTATTCAGGTAGTAAAAATGTTCCTGCTGGTAAAGGTGCGAGAGAAAAGATGCCTGCTGAATATTTTGATGAATACAATGAATCATTAAGAGAATTTCCTGATTTCCGAAAAATGCTTTCTAATTTTGGTGAAGCACCGTTTCACTTAGATGGATTAGATTG